CGGTTGTTGGTGTCCGTGCCATTGCCCAATATCAAAATATATGTAGAATTTGTATCTGGCACATTGTATTTTCCAATTGCTTGAGAATATGGAGACCTTGCTTCAACTCCTATTCCATGTGCGAAACTTCCTTTATTTGCTCATAATTGGTCGCCAGTAGTATTCTCAATTACACCAACTACCATGCTTCCATCTCTAGCAATAACTCTACTAGATGATGCGTCAATAACAGAATTATAAGGTGCGTTTAAATAAACAGAAGCAGTACTTCCATATCCAACAGAAACCAAATTATCTGATGGTGATTACATCCTATATTTGCAACGTTTCCTCCGCCAAGAGTTTGAACCCAGTTCATATAATTTCCATATTTTCTGTTCTGATTCTTTGCACTGAATAAAACCAAATTTGCTTCTGAGTTTTGTGAAACTAAATTAGCGCTATTTCCATAACCGTCTTTTTCAGTACTAGTTGATATTGCTATATTATGTGAAGCAGAAACAGGTGCATATGCATTGTCTAAAATATTTTTTCTTGTAGCATCATCATATTCAACAGCATTAGAACTTCCACCTCCACCAGTTGCCCATTCGACACCTGTTTCTCCAGAATTAACAGTTAATACTTTACCTGCATCACCTGTAGAAATAGTTGGTAATTCTTTAGGTACATCACTTAACGTAATGAATCCACTGTCATTAGTCAAATCAGACGTTTTCTCTGGAACTAAGATATCAGCACTTCTATCAACATTGTCATTAGCTGTAAATGACCTTACAGCAACGCCATTTCTTCTTATAGTCAGCCTCGCATTGTTGACTGTTGGGATATCACTTTTCATTGCTACAGCACTTCCATTGACTGTCAATTCACTATTTTGTGATACACCCAAAGAAGCCATTGGCATCATGCCTTGCTGTGACCTATCTTCATCTATGATGTCAATTGTATTCATGCCAGGACTTATGAATATACCTTTGTTAGGCATTCCTGGTGCACCAGATGCAACCGAAATACCATTATCTGGAGTTATGTCTACAAAACTATTTAGACCTGTCATCTCAATTTGAGACGGTGAAATAGAATTGCCCTCTATCTCTCCCTGAATACCTAAATCTGATAATGATTTGTTTCCACTTAATGTGACATTATTGATTTGTGGTTTATTTGATAAATCAGAGTAATCAGAGGTACCACCACCTCCGCCTCCACCTGCTTGTGCTACCCCTAAGGCTAAAATACTTAATGCATCCATATTAGCCTCCTATTTTTGCCCAAGCAGTTCCGTTAAAAACATAAACATTGCCATTAGCAACGTAAGCCAATGAACCACTTGCTAACATTAAATTGTTAGGCAGTTCATCAGTTAAATCATTTGCTGAGTCAGCATAGACAATACAAACTGCTAATTTGTCACCTTCTCAGCGAATCGCTTCGATTAACTTCATAATGTTCCTCCTATTAATCTATTACAGCAAGGTAAGTACACTTGCAATTTGGGTGGACTGGAAGTAATGGACAGGAATCAATAGGATAAATCTTATTCTTGTATTCCTTACATACTTCGCAGACATTCTCATCATTATTGAGAATCTTCACATGTGTAATACCTGCTTGTCTATATTTGTTCAATGCTGATTCGTTGTAGCAATGACTCATTTCTGTTATTGCCAACCTTTTAGCATTGCTGTAACTTGCATCTAGTTTTTCCATCAGTGTCTTTACTACCTTATCAGGACTCTTTCCAGTTCCAACTGCTTCAACCAGTTCTTCCTGAAGGACCTCTGCAAGTCTTCTTTTATCTTTTCAGATACGGTCTGAATAGTTCATGGAATCACCTGCCCAATCCCTCCTGATGATGTTTATTATTTCAGACCTATTTATATATGTACCAAGGTGAAACTGTTCTCCAATGACCTTAGAATTCTTCAGGTAGAGTTCTGTAAGTCTTTCATCGAATATTTTGTTTTCCTTGATTCCAAGTTTCGCAAGTTCCTCCTGAATCTTATTCACCATATCGTAATAACGGTTATAGGAATAAAGATGGGAATGAAGAGCATCAGTACCCTCTGCAATTATCTGTGCGTACAATTCCATTAAATAGGAAATCAATTTGTCAGATAATCTCAAATATTCTTTCTTTAAAACCTTGTTTATTTCATCAATACTAAGATTCAGCAGATTCCTCTTCATCTTCTTCTTCCTTTACAGGGAATTGATAGAGTTCCATATTGGATTCTTTTTGTCTAGATACCTCTTCCAATTCCTCATCTGCATTCCTAACAAATGGCAACAGGCTTAATAACGTCTTGTCTGAAACAAGGTTGCGATATGTTACCACTTCACTAGCATTTGTTGGAGTAACTGAATCAGGTAAATTCCTTGTGAATCTAATATCAACATCTCTTCATTGCTGTTCTTCATTCGTTAAAGATAAGATACCTGCAATCAATTCAATTCTCCTTTGAAGTGCTTTATGCATATTATTTTCAATGGCAGCTGCTTGGTTTTCGAATCCTACTAATTTGTAACGGATAGCAACACCGGATTGTGCCATGAACTTTTCATCTGTGAAGTCAGGACAATTTGCAATCTTATATATCTGGTCATTAGTTGTATTAAGAAGATATTCAATCTGTGTGTTATTGATATCCTTTGTGAGATAGAATGCATCTGCATCTTGGTCTATCATTAAGACACGATTGCGTTTCATACTTTCTAATTCATCTGATTCTGCAATTGCTCCCTTTAATACTAAATAAGCATCTGCAAATGCATCGAAGTCATCTACTGAACCACTAATCAATTCATTGTATGCATCCTGTAATGACATGACCTGTTTGAAGATACTGTCTTCTTCTTCATTCAATGCAAATACAGTGACTGGGCATTGGTCGAAGAAATGGGACTGGAAATCAATAGGAACAAATGAACTAAATGTAGAACCACTTCTGTAGTATTTGATATCAGAAGGTCCATATACTTCCACGATATAGTTATCATTCTGTTCATTGACAAGGTCTTCTTTATAGAACCTTACAACGTATAAAAGGTCTCCGTTAAGAGAATTGTCATAGATTGGGATACATTCTTTTGAATCAAATAATCTGAACCTTATCTTTGATTCTTCATCTATGTAACAGACTTCATATGCAAGTCCATAAACTAATGCGGTCTTCAGTAACTCAGCATCCTCTGTGGTTACATCATTATAGTTGAGGATGTCGATGACTTCATCGAATCCTTCATTTGAATATGTGATAGGTTTCCCAGTCATGTAACCTAAATAATTCTTGACTATGTTGTAGCAATAATTGACTACTACTTTACTGCAAGGTTTCCCTGTGTCTGTTGCTACCTTTCTGAGGATATCTTGCTTACCATCAAAATAATTCCATGACCTTTGCAATTGAGGAAGTCATCTTGTCTGGAAATCTTGAATGACTTTACCTAAATATAAAGGACTTAACTCTTTATCCTTGTCAATCAAATACTGGATTTTCATAAAACCCTCCTATATTACTCCTAAAACATCTTTTGACAATGTCTTCAATTTACTTCTTGTATATATGTCAGAGTAAGCATATCCTAGTCCATCTATTGCGTGTGACCATTCATGTGTGTACTTACCCTCAATTGGTCTGTCAGATAATTTGTCTTTCTCATAACTGAAGTTGCTTAACTCTGTTATAAGGTTCTTGCAATTTGGTTTGACAATTATCTGGTGATTCTGCAGGAATGATATCCTTGCATCTACTGAACCTTGACCTTTGATACAAGGTTTAGCATGTATTCCTTTCCTTTTGAAGAAGTCTATTGTTCTTGGTTCTGCTGAATCAAATCATATAGTTGCTTTCTGCAGATTCATTTTGCATATAGCATTATAGACTTCATCTAACTGGCAACCTGATTTATAGAATTCATTAAAGACATAGATGATACCGTTGTTCCTGTCATATAAGGAATCAACGATAGTAGTAGGGTCTATCCATCCTAAATCTGAACCTACTCTATGTTCTAATTTCTTTGCCAGTTCAAATTCATCGAAGTCTTCTACTTTCCAGTTAGTGAAGACAAGTCCATCAGTATTGATACCCCATTCACCATCACAGAATACTCTTGCTTTCTGAGGATTGCGTATCCTTAATTCTTCTAATGCATCAATGTATTCCTGCTTTAAGAACTTATTGTCCTTGTAGGTGGAATGGTGAAAGATAAATGATTCAGGTGGATTATTAACAAACTCATACAGTCAGTGATTACTACTGATTGGATTCCATGCCATTATAATCTGTTGATTGGATCCATTGCCTCTCATACGAAGATTCAATTGCTCCACAATATTCTTAGGAACTTCATATGCCTCTTCTATGAATATTGTGGATATGTTTGCTAAAGACAATAGTTTTGTTTCTTCATCCAAACCTGTAAAAAGTATCACAGACCCATTAGGAAAAGTGATACGGTAATCTGATTCATTAATTTTTACAAACGGTGTCAGTTTCCATTTAGACAATACTTCCTTGAATAATTCAAATACAGTCTGTCTGATTGTAGTTCCGTATCTCCTGCAGACTAATACTCTGATAGGTTCTCTACAGCATCTGATAATTATCTTCTGTGTTATAGAGTATGATTTAGAACTACCTGATGAACCCATATAGCATTCTCATCTATGTGAGTAGTCGAACATTAAAGGAAAGAACTTGTCATTAAATATGTTTTTATTCAGGTTTAGTTCAATCTTCATTAATCTTCTTCGACCACATTAATCTTTATGACACTGCTTGTATCTAAATCTATCTTTTGAGATGGGTCTTGTCCTAATGTTGAACGGATAATCTCATACGCTTTTTCAGACCCATTCAATGCTTTATTGATTAAAGCAGTAGTGATATCAGTATAGTAGTCACCTGTATCTGTCTTTTGAGATAATGCTATTTCCAGTAATTCCCTTAATTGTTTCTTTCTTCTTCTTGAAGCTCCTGATGCCTTACCAGCTTTGGAAGTAATCTCTTTGACTTCTTCAGGAGTTCTTTTATTTAAAGGTATTAAATCTTCTTTCATAAAGCCCTCCAGTACTGAGGTAGGTGTAAAGGATAAAAGAATGTGAGGAAAAGAAAAACACCTACCTCTAAATAATATACATAGAATTATTTCCCATTCTTTTCCTCAAGGTACTTGTTAAAAGGTACTTTTTTATATGCTTTTGTACGAATCCATTTAACACGCAATTGTCTGATATATTCTTTTGACATTTATTTCTCCTCTGTTCTTAAGTAACTCGTTTTCCCGCACTCTGTGTGCGCCATTATATATATCTATTTTCTTTTGATTAAAACACCTATAGGTTCTTCTTCTTCATTAATGGTAATGCTTTAGCATTACAACCTCACTATTAGGATATACTCAAAAAATCAAATACTAGGATATACTAGGAATTGTTAAATAGTTAAGAATTTAACAATCTTAACAATCTTTCCTTTTAATCCAAGTGAAAGAATGTTCTTTAGCAATTTCAAACATATTATCTGTAAACTCATCTTCCCAGTCTATTAATTTATTAATGAGAAGATAATGTCTAAGTCTACATATCTCAGCATCAGATAAATCATATCCTAGCACTTCTAAAACTCTATCCTCATTGTATTTAGTTTCGTTTTTTATATTTATTTCCTTTGTTAAGAAACTTAGTAATGTTCCAATCTTGATGTTTTCATTATTGTCTATCTTTAATAAGTCATAGAACACATCGAATACTGCTTCATAACCAAATACATTGAACTTAATGTATCTACACTTTATATTTGCTTTTTTAGTGATTAACACTTCAATGTACTCAGATTCATCAAGTTCTTGTAACAAACTTTTAATCTTGAATGCAGATAGATTTAATCCACTTTCTATGAATGAGTTTGGTACTCTGTAGTATAGTTCTCCTGTTTCTTTATCAACTTTAAATATCTTGTTTGTTGATAACGAATTTAAGAGATACCCATAAAGAACCGCTGCCTCGAAACTTAAATCTTCAAATCAAGTGTAACTGACTTTAAAAAATCTTTTATTCATTTTTTCTTCCTTTCAAAGTATTCAAAAAAGGCTTAGATATACCAGATACCCTCTACCTTATCTGATATACCTAAGCCTATAAGCTTATCTATTTAAATTATGTAGAGGGGGATGTTTGGTTGATTATATTTTATCAACTGGCATGTGTAAGTAAACTAATTCTCATGGACCTTTTCCCATTTAGGTAATAACCATTTTGGTTCCTTTTCACGACCTACCATTTTAAGGAATTTAAGTTGAGATTTCCTCACTTCGTTGTAGAAATCTTTATTGGTGATTTTAGATAAATCACCTTCAAAGTGACATTCTTCTAAAGGTACACAATAACAATCTCTTCCGTTATTATTCCAAATATCATACTCATTCTTTTTAGAAGCATCTCATGAGTATATTCCGTTATATGATGGTGAACAACATACAACAATATAGTTCTTATTTTTTGACATTTGTCTGTCACAAGCAACTCTAAATGAGTTTGTTAAGTTATGCATCTGTCAGATTATTGCAATTCTTCTATCGTTTTTCATTCTTTAAATCCTTTCATTAAATTTAGCACTGGTTTTCTTGAGTTTTTTGTTTTTTCTTTCAAGTCCAGTGTTTTCCTTTACAGTTTGAATTTCCTTTCATAGACCCTGAAGTTTTCTTCCTAGATTCTTCAGACATATGAAAACCTTTTGGTCTCGGCATAATAATCTCCTATGTTTAAAATAATATACACATTATTTTTGAGTAAACTAATTTCAAATTTAGTTTTTATTCATGTTATCCTGTCACTTCTAAGAGCAGTTTTTTATGGATTAGTATTTATATCAAACAATGTGAAATCTGTCTCCTGCGTCCTCTGGTGTCCTCTGGTGTAAAATGAAGGTGGAGGTGTGGTATGGGATTTATTAGGATAATATGTGATAAGGAAGAACCTTTCAATGCTGTTGTCGATGTATTTAAGACCGAAGATGATTTTGTTAATTACAATAACGGTCCTGCAGAATGGTCTAGTCTAGAAATGACTTTCTTTGGTGACCAAGATGAAGTTGCTGAAAAGTATGCTGAACTATGTAGAAGATTCCCTAAAGACAGGATATCAATGTCTCATGATGACGATGAAGGTCTTATAACCTATTATGATAATGAAGATGGTTGGGGACATGAAGATTGGATAGAAAAATATGATGTGGAAGAGGAGGAAGAATGACTCATGGGATACAAAGCATACTATAGTTGCTATTTAATGCCT